GTCCCGATGTCGGCGGCCTTGTCGCGGACCTTGCGGTAGTCTTGACCCTCCATGCCGAGCTTCCATGCCCAGTGAATCAGGCCGCTGCTGTCCTCGCCGATCTTGGCGATGGTTGAGGCGCCGGGAACGTCGGTGCCGTCCTTGAGCGGATACTTCTGGTGTGCGCGGGTCTTCTCGAGGCGGACGATTTTGCGTCCGTCCTCGGTGAAGCGATCCGGCTCAACGGGCTTGGCGGCTTTGGAAGGGGAGCGGCGTTTTGCCGCCCCCCTTGTGGATTTGGTTGTGGTGTTTTTCTTGGGCATAAGAATTACCAGCTAATTTCTTCGTCGTCGGTGCCGGTCTTGCGCGCGGCGGGCTTGGCTTCCGAAACGTCGAAGCCGTAGGCCACGGCGCTGCCGCCATCGCCCCAGGTGACGAGGTCATGCACCATGACAGCCTTGGGCTGGAGGGTGATGCCGGCGCCGAGCGTGCCCGTGTACCAGCAGTAGGGAACGACCGCGACCTGGATCTTGCTGCCGCCGCCGATGTTGTCGGTGATGATGTCGCCGGAGGCGTTAAACAGCTTCGGCGCGCGGCTATACGTCTCGCCGGCTTTGTCTTTGCCCACGGCTTTGACCTTGAGCTTGAGCTGCACGAGACCGTCGTTGTCTTCCCACGGCGCGGCGTGCAGCTTGAGCTTGTCTTTCTTCAGCTCGGCTTTTTTCTCGGCAACGAACGCGGAGAAAAGCTCCTCGGCTTGCTTGATGAACGGCTCGGCTTCCTCGGCGGTTAGCTCGAGGTTGACTTTGAACACTCCCACGTCGTCGAACTTGGTGTCGGGACGGTTGAGGTGAGGATAGCGGGCGATGCCCACGGGTGTGGTTAGGGTTTTGTTTGGCATGTTATGCGTTGGTTGGTTGTGTTTTTGGTTGGACAGGAAAATCGGAATGACGCATGAGGGCGCAGAAGTCGCGCAGCGTGAGGGTGACGAGCGTGTCGCTGTGGTCGCGGCGGTGGACGACCGCGGAGTATTTGTATTTGCCTAGGCCGAGGTCTTTGTTGGCATCGCGCCGCGCTTGGCAGATGGCCGCATCAAGATCCAGACGCGCGCGGCCATGGCGCTTGCACTCAAGGTGCCAATCCGGCAAGCAGGGCACGATCACGTCGGGCGCACTGATCCCCCAAGATCCTTGGCTGACTTGCGCGCCCCGCTTGGCCGGAAATCCTTCGGCGGTCAATGCCTTGGCAACTTCGCGCTCAAAGCTGGCGCCTTTCTGGCGGGAGTTGATCATTCGTTCAGCGCCTCCCATAATTTCGGCGATGGTGCGTAGACCGAGCCGTCGCTGTCGCTGGTGCGGCCAACTGGTGCGGTGCCTTCAAAGCGGGTGAGCGAGGGACGCCATGTGAGGTTGAGCGTGCCGGTGCGGCCGGCGCGGTGCTTGGCGACGATCAGCTCGGCGTCTTGGACTTCCGGTTCCTCGTCTTGGTCGGCGTAGTAGGCGGGGCGATGGATCAAGCAAACGATGTCGCTGTCTTGCTCGATGCTGCCGGATTCGCGGAGGTCGCTAAGTTTTGGGCGGTTGTCGCTGCGGTTTTCCGCTTGGCGGTTGACCTGGGCGGCGGCGACGACCGGAATGCCGAGTTCCATGCTCATGGCTTTGAGGCCGCGGGAGACGAAGCCAACTTCGTTTTCGCGGCTTTGGGCGCCGGAATGCGAGACAAGCTGCAGGTAGTCCACGAAGATGCACTTGACGCCCCAGCGGCGGACGGCGAGACGGGCGCGGCCGCGGATGTCCAAGAGGGTGAGGCCGCCGCGGTCGTCAACGTAGAGGGGTTCGTTGCTGAATTGCGTGGCGGCGTCGAAAATCCTGTGCTTGATCGATGCGGTCAAAAATCCGTTCCGAATGATCTCGGTGTTCGTCTCAGCGCGGCCGAGGACGACGCGCGCGGCGAGTTCGTTGGCGGGCATCTCGAGGGAGAAGTAGACGACTGGAACGCCGCGGCGTGCCATGTTGTCGGCCATGTTGAGCATGAGCGCGCTCTTACCCATGGCGGGGCGACCGGCAATGATGGTGAGCTGACCTCCACGGAGTCCGCCGGTGACTTGATCGAAGTCGCGGATGCCGGTTTGCAGGCCGAGCTTTTTGCCGCCGGCCATGAGGCTCTCCAGCTCTTCGAGGAGACCGGGCACGATGGCGCTCGGGGCGCGCATGCTGTCGGTGGCGGTGGTGAGGGAGAGGCTAAGGACGCTTTCGCCGGCTTGCTGCAAGACGCTGTCGGCGTCTGCGGCCATGTCTTGGGCGGCGGCTTGCATGGCGACCGATGCGTCAATGATGCGGCGGCGGGCGTGGAGGTCGCGGAGGGTTTGCGCGTGGTACTCGACCGCGGCGCTGCCTCCGGCGTAGTCGCCGAGCATCTCGGTGAGGGCGCCGGCGCCGCCGACGAAGTTGAGCTTGTGCTGCGCGTCGATGCGCTGGGTGACGGCGATGACGTTGGGCGTGCCGCCTTCACCGCGGACTTCGGCGATGGTCTCGTAGATGAGGCGATGCGCGGGCGTGTAGAAAAGATCGGCGTGGATGCCGGAGACTTCGTCGCAAAGTTTGGGATCGGCCATGAGCGAACCGAGGACAGTGCGCTCGGTGGCAGGGCTTTGTGGGACGGTGCGTTTCATTTAGGCGGCGCCTCCGTCGTCATTGTTTTCCAAGATCACTATGACAATGAGTGTCAGGACGATCAGCACTGCGTAGGTGAGAATGAGCGCGTTCATTTTCTTCCTTCCTGCGGGCGAGTTGTGCGCGGCGACGTTCCCAGCGGTCGCAGGCTGCATCGACTAAGCGAAATGATTCTTCGAGCCATGGTGTGATGTGGTGTTCGGGCGGTGGTGGTGGTTGATGCTCAGTGGCCATGACGTTTTACGGCTTTCTGTCGCGGCGTGATCTGTAGGCAAATGTTGGCATGTGTTGGCATGGGAATCAAGGGTTTTTTGGGAGGATGGGCCATTTTTTTAAATGGCCGAAATCGCGGGGTTCGGTGACGGAGGTGACCTTGCCGCACACGCCGCAGGTGTCCTCGTGCCAGGTTGAGACGTGGCCGGCGGGCATACCGCGGCCGTGGGCTTCGCCGCAGGGGCGGCAGATCCACGCGGGGTAGGGCGGCGTGAAGATGCGCTCGTAGTTGGCCCGGTAGCGGTCGCCGTTGACCGGACGGGGGCTGTCGCCTTTGCCGGCGCTCATCGCTTCACTTCCTCCCAAAAGACCTTCCGGTAGTGCTCCTCGAGCTTTTCCATATTCTGCAGGGCGCCCAGATCCTCGGCGATGCGTGGGATATCCCACGACATGGGCATGTGCTTGAGGCGGGCGCGGGCCTCGCGGCGGATCTCGGCGGGGATGCGCTTGATTTTGCCCGGAGTGCCCAGCTCGGTCAGGAAGTGGCGGGCCTGCGCGATGGCGCGGGCTTGCTCGTAGGGAAGGCTCATCGGATTGCGGTGGCCTCCTCGATGGCGTCATGCGCCTCGTTGGCGACTTCGTTGCTGGGCTTGACGCAGCGGTTGATGACGCGGATGAGGCGATTGTTGGAGCGGATCAGCTCGCGGACCTGCGACTCAAGCGAGGCGGTGTTGTCCGCGAAGTTGCTGCCGAAGCCGACCGAGCCGACAACCAAGTCAGGGATGATCGTGCTCATTTGCGCGCCCTCCGTTTGCCGCGGCCGAAGATGAAGCCGGAGTTGCGGAACGATGGCTGCGTGATCAGACCGCGCTTGGCGAGGAAGCGGTCGCACGCCGCGTTGATCGACTGAGCCTCAAGCATGAGCCGGCCAAACAGCGGGCCGGTGGGTTCATATTCAAGGGCCAAGGTCTTGCCGTTGTGCAGGGTCATTTGCGGGCCTCCTCAAGTTCGGTGGCGAGTTGGCGGACGAGGGCGCGCAGGGCCATTATCGTGGCGATGCTTTCGTCGGCGATGGCTTCGACGTATTCGACGTTGACGTTGAGGTTGGTTTTCGGCGCCTTGGGGGCGCTCGCCTTTTTCTTGGTGCCTGTGGCGGGTTTCATAAAATTACTGGTCAAATGTACAGTTGGGGGTCGGACATTGGCTGTCTTAGGTGTTAATAGAAAATCGATAACTTAGGGGGGGGGCAATCAATTATTGCGTGCGGGTTAATGATTCTGCTACGGCGTTAAGCAAGTCCCAGTTGCCGGGCTTGCGATGCTTGTTGGGGTCGTAGCGGACGCTGACTCGGTTGCTGATGTCGTCGAAGGTCCAGAAGACAAATTGATTGAGGTCGGGTAGGTAGGCGGCGAGCACGTCGAAGTCGTGGATCTCGTAGGGGCGGGCT